CTCAAGACGGTCTCGAGTTTAGAGTTGAGGATACCGATAAATCGGCAAACAATGAACAGTTCAATTCTAATGTTATAGACTTCATCGACTTCAGCGAGACTAACCCATTCAGCGAAGGAGATAGTTGGTAATGTTTGGAGCATCATACAATCACGGAGTTATCCGAAAGTACATAATAATGTTTGGGTCAATGTTCAACGATATTGACATAAATCGGTATGATAGGTCAGGGGCAAGGGCACAAACTATCCGAGTTCCTATAGCATATGGTCCAAAAGAAAAGTTCTTGGCTAGATTGCGACAGGATGCGAATCTTGACAGGGCTGTGGCGACACAATTACCGAGGATGTCGTTTGAAATAACTGATATGACTTATGCTCCCACTCGAACCCTGAACAAGTTGATTAAAAATACATCTACAGGTTCTACGGGCAACTCATTACAGTCTCAGTTCTCTCCAGTTCCTTATGATATAAATATTACATTATCTGCTATGTTTGCGAATAATGAAGATGCGATACAGGTCGTCGAGCAAATACTACCATACTTTAGGCCAGAGTTTACTCACAGCGTTAAGTTGATTCCCGAGACTGGTCACTATTTTGACATCCCAACAGTATTGGGCGGGATGAGTATTGAAGACACCTACGAAGCGGATTTTCAAACGAGAAGAGCAATTATATACTCTTTTCAGTTTGTGGTCAAGGGATATATATTTGGACCAGTTTCTAATAAGGGCGTCATTAAAAGAACTGTTGTGGATATTGGTATCCCTAGTTCAGATTTTAACCCGACCGCGACAGAGGGTCCAAATAAGAAAATTATTTTGACTCCAGGATTATTAGCTAACGGTTCTCCGACAGCAAATTCTTCTGCGAGCATACCAACTTCTTCTATCGGAGCAAACACCGCATATGGGTTCGCCTTTGATAGTATTGACTTTTTTGATGGAACAGAAAACCATGAGCACTGATTATGAAAAATATTGTAACAGACAATTTGAATAATATATTTGATGTTGAATCAGAATTAGTTGATGATGAGCCCAAACAATTAGTCCGATCAAATCTAGAAGAAACTTCAAACGACCTCCCTGATGATGTGTCAAAGGATTATAATTTTGCCAGAGACAACTTATATGATGTTATAGAGAAGGGGACTTATGCCCTTGATAACCTTTTACACTTAGCGAAGGCTAGTGAGCATCCAAGGGCGTTTGAGGTGGTATCTCAGCTCACTAAGACGCTTGTTGACGCAAATAAAGATTTACTCGATATACAGAAGAAAGTGAAGGCATTGCGGGAAGAAGAAAAAAATGATCCGCAATCTCCACAAAATGTGACTAATGCTTTATTTGTTGGAAGCACTAGCGACTTACAAAAACTAATTAATGGTGATGAAAAATAATGTATGAATATAGATGCAATGTTGTAAGGGTTATTGACGGCGATACTGTTGATGTTGATATTGACTTGGGGTTCGGTATTTGGCTTCGTGGCGAGCGTGTCCGCATTATGGGTATTGATACGCCAGAATCAAGAACTCGAGACAAGGTAGAAAAGAAATTTGGCCTCGCAGCAAAAGCAAGATTAAAATCTTTGCTGGGGAAAACATCTGTTCTTAAAACTCAAGTTAGTAAATCGGGTGAAGATATGAAGGGTAAGTTTGGCAGAATCCTTGGTGACTTTGATGTTTACTGCCCGCAAACTGATTCATGGAAACAAGCAACAAAAGTTATGATTGCAGAAGGCCATGCAGTAGAATACTTTGGCGGCAGTAAAGATGAAGTTGAAGCTGCGCATCTAGCGAACAGAGAAAAGCTGATCCAAGAAGGCATTGTCACGCTTGGCTAGTGAAACATATAACGGGAACCAGCTTCTCAAAAGGAAGGGCGTCCAGATACAATGGACGCACGATCAGGTCATGGAATTTGTTAAGTGTTCCAAAGACCCGATATACTTTGCTGAAAATTATCTCCAGATAGTGCATGTAGACCACGGGTTGATACCTATGAGGTTATATGATTATCAAAGAGATATTATCGAGAAGATTACAAACAATAGGCGAGCCGCAGTAGTAACTTCTAGGCAGGCTGGAAAAACAACAACAGCGGTGGCGGTGATACTCCAGTTCATTCTTTTCAATGAACACAAAACCGTAGCACTTTTGGCAAACAAAGGTGAGGCGGCTAGAGAAATCCTCGACCGAATTAAAATAGCATACGAAGCATTACCTACTTGGATGCAACAAGGCGTGGTCGAGTGGAACAAAGGTTCGGTGCAGTTTGAGAACGGTTGTAAAATTATAGCAGCGGCAACTTCCTCATCAGCTATTCGTGGTAAGTCTGTTTCGTTTTTGTACATTGACGAAACTGCTTTTGTTGAAAATTGGGATGAATTTTTTGCTTCAGTATTCCCAACAATATCATCTGGTAACACCACTAAAATATTGTTGACATCGACGCCAAACGGATTGAATCACTTTTACAAAACTTGTGAAGGTGCGAGGGAAGGAACTAACGGATACCAATTCGTAAAGGTGAATTGGGATGATGTTCCTGGCAGAGATGAGGCTTGGAAAGAAGAAACATTACAGTCAATGGATTACGATTATGAAAAATTTGCTCAGGAATATGAGTGTCAATTTTTAGGTAGTTCGGGGACATTGATTGATGGCAGTAAATTAAAAACTTTGGTATCACATCAGCCTATTGTTGAGTCTAATGGGATATCTATGTACGAGAAAGCGCAACCCGACCATATCTATGCTTGCGTTGTTGACGTTTCTCGTGGTAAAGGTCTTGATTATTCGGCATTTCAAATAATTGATGTAACAGGAATGCCATATAAACAAGTCTGCGCATATAGGGATAACTTCATCACTCCAGCTGAATATGCTGAAGTAATATATAGAACCTGTAAAGCGTATAATGAAGCAACTATACTTGTCGAGATTAATGATATTGGTGAGCAGGTTGCTGAACTGGTACATTATGAGTATGAATATGAGAACATACTTTTCACCGAAAGCGCAGGAAGATCTGGCAAAAGGATATCTTCTGGCTACGGAAGGCACTGCGATAAAGGAATACGAACTACCAAAAGCGTAAAATCTGTAGGTTGTTCGATTTTGAAATTGTTAATAGAGCAAGAACAGCTCATATTGAACGATTTTCAAACTATAAAGGAACTATCAACATTTTCAAGGAGAGGAAAATCATACGAAGCAGAATCTGGAGCGCATGATGATCTGGTCATGTGCTTGGTATTATTTGCTTGGTTGTCAGACCAAGCGTATTTTAAAGAGATGACAGATATTAATACACTGGTACAGCTCAGAGAAAAATCTGAGCAAGAGATGATGGAAAATATGTTACCGTTTGGGTTCCATGATGATGGTATCCCAGAAGAAAATGTTACAGAATATGCACCACCTGAAGACTTTGATTACAGCCAGCATATCACTGCTGGAAATTACAACTAAATAGTAAGCATTGAGTTTTTATAAATATCATCGTTGAATGAAATAAAAACTCTATTTTTTAAGGAGAATAGCAATGCCCTTCCAAGTAAGTCCTGGAGTTAATGTAAGCGAGATCGACCTAACGACGGTCGTACCTGCCGTATCCTCAACTGAGGGTGCCATCGCAGGTCAGTTCCGTTGGGGTCCAGCCGCACAACGCGTGTTGGTTGATTCTGAAGATCGCCTCGTAAACATATTCCAAAAACCAAACAATGATAATGCGACTGATTTTTTCACCGCAGCCAATTTCTTATCTTATGGTAACGCTCTGCACGTAGTCCGTACAGTTAATGCTGATGCAAGAAATGCTGCGCAATCAACAGCCGCTTTAATCGAAAATGCAGATTCTACCGTCCCAACTGCCGACAATTTCTATGCGAAATATGCTGGCGTTTTGGGCAACTCACTAAAGATATCCGTTTGCCCAGATGCCACAGCATGGTCTACTACTACTGCTTTGAGTTATGACGTTGCAAGAAATAGCGATCAGGTTGTTATCACTACAGCTAACACCGCACTCGTTTCTGCTTCTGTTAGCGTCGGCGACCTCCTAAGTCTTGGACCAAATGACGTTGAAGAAAAACGCAAGGTTAAGTCTGTAGCTTCCGCAGCAAACTCAACTACAGTTTCAATTACACTAGAAACTAAGTATTCTGGAGCTGATGTAGCTGCTGGAACCTTGACTCGTCACTGGGAATATTCAGGACAGTTTGATGATGCGCCAGGAACTACTGTTAATGGTGCGGCACTCGGAGCAACTGGCGACGAGATCCACGTAGCAGTTGTTGACGAAGATGGAGCGTTCACTGGTGTTAAGGGAACTGTTCTAGAGGCATACGCAGGTGTTTCTCTTGGTTCAGACGCTAAGACTGAGCAAGGCGCAGGTAACTACTTTGTAGAGGTAATTAACCAGCAGTCTGCTTATGTTACAGCTTCAACTAAAGCACTTTTGGGTTCTGGTGTTGCGTTATCTGGCACTACATTCTCAACTGGCGGTGCTGTGATCAACTCTAGCCTTGCTGGCGGTCTTGACGGAACAAACCTAACAAGCGCAAATAAAATTGTAGGATACGATTTATTCGCTTCTGCTGAAGATGTTGACGTTTCTTTCTTACTTGGCGCTGGTGCTGATGCTACTCTGGCAACTCACTTGATTACAAGTATTGCTGAGTCTCGTAAAGACTGTATCGCAGTATTGTCACCTGAGCGTGCTGATGTGGTTGGTAACAACTCTTATGCTGGCAAAGAGCGTGATGACATTATCGCATTCCGCGACACCCTGCCATCATCTTCTTATGCTGTTATGGATTCTGGTTGGAAATATCAGTACGATAAGTACAACGATGTTTACCGCTATGTTCCATTAAACGCTGATACTGCTGGCTTGATGGTTCAAACTGATCTTACACGCGACCCTTGGTTCTCTCCTGCTGGATATAACCGTGGTAATGTTAAGAACGCTATCAAACTTGCTTACAACCCAAGCAAGGGTGATCGTGACGCTCTTTACAAGAAAGGTGTTAACCCAATTGTAACTTTCCCAGGACAGGGTACTGTACTGTTCGGTGATAAGACGCTTCTGGCCAAACCTTCTGCGTTTGATCGTATCAATGTTCGTCGCCTGTTTATCGTACTCGAGAAAGCGATTTCAACTGCCTCACAGTTTACTCTCTTTGAATTCAATGATGAGTTTACTCGTAGCCAGTTCACCAATTTGGTTGTTCCTTTCTTACGAGACGTACAAGGTCGTCGCGGTATCACCGACTTCCAGGTCGTGTGTGACGGAACAAATAACACTGGTGAAGTTATAGATCGTAACGAGTTTATCGGCGACATCTACATTAAGCCAGCCCGTTCAATCAACTTTATTCAGTTGAACTTTGTTGCTGTTCGCAGTGGCGTTGAGTTCTCTGAAATTGTTGGTCGCGCGTAATATAAATATAACGTACAGATTCGGGAGATATAAAAATGGCGTTTAATGTAAATGAATTTTCTGGCGCGTTGAAGGGAGGCGGTGCTCGGGCATCGCTTTTCCAAGTCCAGATTACAAATCCAATCAACGGTGTGGCTGATGCTCAAGTACCATTTATGGTAAAGGCTGCTCAGATTCCTGCCTCTACTCTTGGCGTGGTTGAAGTACCATACTTCGGTCGTCAAATCAAGGTAGCTGGCAACCGCACTTATGCTGAGTGGGCACCGACAATTATAAATGACGAAGACTTTGCTATCCGTAATGCTATGGAACAGTGGTCAAACTCTATCAACTCTGCTCAAGGAAACTTGAACACAGCTGGTGGTTCTGCTCCTAGCCTATATAAGTCTAATGCGCAGGTTACACAGTTCGGTAAAGACGGTGCAATCTTGCGAGTATACAACTTTGTTGGTATTTACCCAACTGAAGTTGCTGCTATCGACCTTGCTTGGGATAGTGAAGCTATCCAAGAGTTCGGTGTTACATTCCAGTATGATTACTGGGAAGTAAGCGGTGGAACTACTGGCACGGCTGGCGGGATTTAATCCTAAAAGGTGAATATGGGGCGAGCATAAATAATATGACGCCCCAAATATTATTAAGGATAAAACTATAATGGCTATTGAGCTTTTCGGGTTCCAATTAGGACGCAAAGAAGAAGAACTACCACCAACGGTACAATCATTTGCGCCTCCATCATCTATGGACGGTGCGCTCGATGTTAACGAAGGCGGTGCGTTTGGTACTACTGTTGACCTTGATGGATCGTCAAAAACTGAAGCATCACTCATCACTAAGTATCGCGAGATGGCTCGCCAGAGCGAGTGCGATAAGGCAGTCGATGATGTGTGCAACGAAGCCATCGTATACGATGATAAGCAGGGTTCTGTCAATATTGTTTTAGACGATTTAGAACTCCCTAACGCTATAAAGAAAAGGGTTAGAGAAGAGTTTGATGAGGTCTTAAAACTATTAGACTTCAATACTCGTGGCTATGATACATTCCGTAGATGGTATGTTGATGGTCGCATGTATTACCACATAATGATTGACACAAAGAACACTAAAGCTGGTATTCAAGAGCTGCGATATGTTGATCCCCGTACTAT